CTTTAGGACCCAACTCTCCTCGCGCTTGTTTGTTTATTCCCGCTCGCTCAAACCAGAATGGCATCGTCCATTCTTCATGCAATCATTTTGAAGTCTACCACTTCAAAGTGCATTGAGGAATTGCTCGGTGGCTTGTCCGCGTTTGCCGTGATCTGCTGTGGTGGTTTTGCGCACAAGAGATACAAGGCTCGGTCAAAGTTGAGGGCTACTTCACGTGATCAAGCCAAGAAGCTCAAGAATGCCATTGCCATCGCGAAACACACGATGCAAGAGGTTAACGGTGTGACTCCTCAGTTGAATTTGAAAGCTGATAAAATCATCGTGGATCAGCACACAGGACATGTTGTCACGCATTTTGCGGTTATTGACATTACTGAGCTCTCCAAGCCCCAGCCAAAAGGATCTTCTGTCCATTCAGTTTTAACCAAGGGTATGGCTCGGCTCTGGAAGCCAGCGACTTCTGATGAACCACCTGTTCCCGATGATCAGATTATGGAGCTCACCACATCTTTCTGCGCTGAGACCAAGGTTAATGGCTCAGCTCCACAAGAGGTCTCTCAGAGTGAAGTACCATCTTGCCTTTTGGTCTTGGGTCACTCCTCTGAGAATCTGCTTTTCCATGGCTTCCGTGACGGACCTTGGATTACCATCCCATGGCACGGTTTGCAGATGAACCCTTCTCTCGCCACAAAGATTTCTTCTAAGCACAGCATTTTTGTTCGTTGCTTAAGAACTGGGAAAGAAAAGGAATGCAAGGTTGAAGGAGTCATCACCCACAGTAAGAATCCAAACAAAATGGATTCCCTTCGTGGCACAGGTTTGGATGCTGTGGCCTTAAAGCTTTCAAAGGACGATTGGTCATCTCTCGGTGCAACTTCATTATGCGGCAGCAAGCGATCAAATCCGTTCATGACTGCTAACGGTTACACAATCCACTGCTTTTCACAAGATTTCAAAACCGGAAAGCTTTACAAGTCACAAGGTAACATCATCCCCAGCACTGAGCTTGGTAAGGTTGGTTTGATCAAGCATACATGCAACACCGAAGCAGGCATCAGCGGGGCACCACTCTGGTCTCTTGTCAACGGCAGGCTTTTATGGTCAGGAATGCACGTTGGAAATTGGGGAGATTCAGATTTTAATGTGGGTGTGTCAGTTTCAGCATACGGCTATTTGAGGAAACTGGCAGGATTAGTTGTCAAAACCCCCAAGGTGAGTAATCAAATGCTCGCAGCCATTGATGGCTTGTCGGAGACTGCACCTGCGAAGGTGCAAAATTTCCTTGATACTTACCTTGCCCAAGTCTCGGAGGACCTCGATGAATACGATGGTACGAAGCTTGCTCCGAAATATCCTGAGCAGATTCCACCGGCCTTACACCTCGAAGCCCTTTCTTCCAATGGGTCAATTGCTTTTGGTCCCGCTTCGATTGCTTCTTTTCTCACGAGTAGCGACAGCTCTCGGAGTTATCAGACTACACTTGATTCCAGGGATTATCAGCACATGACAGACGATGAGGCTGCTTCGGGGCAGTACGACCATTCACAGGACCAGTATGATGATGAAGAAGAAGACGCTGCTGATCCTGAGGAACGGATGCTCATTGGTCACAACAAAGCGTCCCGTCGTGCACACAAGGAAGCTCATGATTTTGAAGATCATAGGGATGCTCTTGCTGAACGTTGGGGCCAGGCTGAAGAAGTCGACGCTCTTATTCATGGCAATGCACAAGAACATCGTCATGCTGCGCAAGACTTGTCTCGCGTTGTTCGACTTCCAGGTCAACAAAATCGAGGTATCCGTGCCATCACAAAAGGAACTCCTTGGGAGGATTTTGAACCTCAAGCCATTGTCGAACAAATTGTCAATTCTTCCCTTACTCCTTTGAAACTCGCTGCACTGTCTAGGTGTGGTCCTCCTTCTGAGTCGGAGCGACCAGAACCTTCGGAGACTACACCTTCTGATTTACCATGTCTAGAACCTGTTCCTCCAGGTCTTCTGGCTGTCAATTTAGAATCGGATGTGGAAGCCCCTCCCATATCATTCCAAGATTTGAAACACAAGGTCATCTGCCAAGCAGCTTCATCTGTTGATCAGAAAGAGCGAGATGACATGGCTAAACTCCATCTTGGTTTTGATCATGCAAATTATGCTTCTTCTAGCACAGTGATTGAGACAGAGGATCAACTACGTACGTTGACAACTCGCCACGATCCTTCTCCTATTGCTTCTGACCTGATTCGGGATATCATGCTTGGTCACACCACTCTTTCAATTTCCGCCGTTGACCTTCGTAACGGTGTGAGTTATTCAGACCTTCGTGAACACCCTTGTCTCCAGGACTTTTGGGAGATGGTGGACACTACCGCGGAGAGGAAAGACGTCACTTCAAGAACACTCGAAGCTAAGAACGGCAATTCTGCTGTTTCTAAAGACGGGAGCCCCATGGCTCGTGTGGTTGCTGAAATTTCTCCAGCATTCAAGGGTGGCACAACCACACAACCCCAGCTTTTGGACCCTCAGACCCGTGAAAGCCTCAAACAAATGGAGTCACACTTCCGTCGTGAGGTCACCTTGAAGGGAGATCTTGAGCTTAAAGATGCATTGGTTCATTCCAGCATCAACTGGGATTGGGCTTTACCACCCACCAGTAGTTCAGCTGTAATTGATTCACTTGTATCACAGCTCAAACGTCTTCCAAAAGGCGGTTTCAAGAATTACTCCACCATTGCGGCCAAGATTGACCGACATTGGGCTCAGATCATTTCACGTTATGAGACAGTTGATGTGACGGGCGATCTAGATCGGATTGGTTGTCGCATTGATGATGCTTTTGATGCCTTTGATCTGACCAAATCTTCTGGTTGGTCATCTCGGGTCCTTCCAGGGACAAAGGAAGTCTGGTCAAAAGGTCCTAATCGCATTCGCATTGAGGAGTGGGTTCGTGCCCGTCTTCTTGTGCACACGGTGTTGGGGCCTACTTTGATTGGCAGGATGTCTCCTTATTTACTCATCCGCTCTGGTTGTAAGGATCCTGAAGAATTGTTTATTAAGATGGAAGTTCACAAACCAAAGAAACAGCAATCACATCGCTGGCGTTTGATTTGGAATCCTTCACTCCTCGACACGCTGGTTTTGCATGCTTTACATGTCAGAACAAATAAGTCGAGCCTTGAAGCATATGAGACTGGGCGCATGACGCATCAGGTTCTTGGTATGGGTCATCACGATGAGGGAGTCGAACATCTTGGGAAGATTATTGATTCTCTCTATTGCACTGGTGAACCTGTCACAACCTCTGATGCCAGTGCCTGGGACTTTTCTGTTCGTCGTGATGGTTTCTTTCTTGACGCCTACCGACGCATAGCCAACACGAAGAGCTCGAGTTTGTTTGAGAAAGCCTTGTTTGATGATTTACTTTTGGCACAGGCTTCCCTCCTCTCTTCACATGTGGTTGCCGTTGGTCGCGATTTGATTGAGATTCTTCATTTTGGTATCCTTTCCAGTGGCATCCTGTCAACTGGGGACATCAATTCTTTCCTTCGCACCACTTATGCATTTTGCGCTGGTGCCGTGGCGACGATGGCTTGTTCTGATGATTTGGTCGCAGCAGGACGAATGGATCTGGGTCAATTGGAAGATTTCGGCATTGTAGACCCTGAGGTTCAAGAAGTTCCGGAAGGCCATCCCATCGATTTCACATCCCATTTGTTCCTCAAGAGGTCAGGCAAGTGGGTTGCCGTTTACAACAACGTTGACAAATTGTTCAATGGTCTTATTCTCAAGAATATGCGTGTGGACGGCAATCTCGTTTATCCAGGAGAAGAGACGGCTTCGGGACACCGTTTTGCCCTCAGACACAATCTCTTTGCATCCAAGTTTTACGAGAAATTGTTTGAGGTCTTCTCTTGGAACTTGCCGGCGGCGAGTCCTTTTGCTATTGCTACATATTAGATGGCAGAGCATTAATTCGATCGGCTCGCCGTGGATGCATGTTTTCATGAGGTAGGATGGTGGCCTAAATACGCTAGATATCGCGTGTCTTTGCCTTTGCTTTGCATTCATGACACTTACGTCAAAACAAGCAGCACGTGTTGCAGCTGCACCTCCTTGGCGGAAAGAGTCGCTTCGCGCTGTGTACAATGCACAGAATGCACGAGCTCAGGCTTCTAAGAAGTCGCAGAAACCTGCGGTGCCAGCGGCAGCTCCCAAGCGTCAACCTGGCCTTCGACGCAAAACTGTGCAAAACTTCCTTGATCCTTTGTGTAGCATGCCTGCTCCCTCAGTCACGTCTGATGGGAAAGCATTGCCGCATTCAGGACTTGTTTCGCAGGATTTCGTTGTTGGTTCAGTTTATACGACTGTCTTGCTGGTTACACACACTGGTTCATCTGGGACGGTCGCTGAGAAATTTGTCGTTGATACATCTGGAGCCTATGTTTCGGGCTCCAGCCAACTCTTCACAATTCCTACCCTTGCATTACCAGCTGATGCGGGTGGGGCTTCAGCGAGTCGAGCCATGAAGTTCAGTGTCAGTGTAGTGAATTGCACCAATGCTTTGAAGCGTGGTGGTCGCGTCACTTACCTGAACTCCTCCCAGAGATTGCCATCGCGGGGACCGGGGCCAGGACCCCTTTACTCCGACATCATCAATGCTGTTAAGAGTTCTCCTTACCGCAGACGCATCACTGGCGATATGCTGGTTCAGCCTACTCATTTGATTGGGTACCCTGTTGACACGATTGCATACAATTCTTTCAATCCTCACAGGGGAACTTTGACGACTGACCAGTTTCTCGCCCATGTTGTCTCGTCAGGTCCTCTTGACACCCCAGAGACTCGACCTATGTCTGTCATCGCCTTTATCTTTGACCCGGCTACTGATCCTCAGGACTACTCTGTCACAGTCCGTGCCTCTTATTACACAAGATGGCCTTTGACGAGTGTGCCTGGTCAAAGTATGCGTAACATACCCACTGCTGACGCTAAGATCATCAATCTTGTTCGCGATCACGCCGAAAGTACAGCCAACGATTTGGTCCACATAATTGAAGGCGGTGTGTTTGCAACTTTGGCACCCAAATTGACTAATGCGGCTAGATCAATTGGAGGTGCATTGGTGACACGGGTTGGCAATGCGGTTCGCTCTGGCGTTGCAGCTGCCACGACAGCAGTCGAGGCCGCGGCACCTGAAACTCTCGGTGCTGAAGGGGCTATGTTGGCGGAGCCTCTCCTGCCTCTTGCGCTTCTTTGACCGCTTTCGGTGTTGGCCCCTTTTCTTATTGTCCTTGCCAAAACTTAAACATCAAGGACTTTT